TAAAATTTGAAAACGAAAGGAGAGAATTTGAAAATGAACGTAACAGAAAATCTCGAGAAACTGAAACGACTCGGGATGTCTCAACGAGATTTGATTAAAATATTGGCTGAAAAAGGCTATAATTTGAAAAAATACACCGTCTCGGGTTGGGCTAATAATACATACATCAAGGAAAGCAGCAGAGAAATAATCGATAAGGTTGTTGCAGACCTGGAGAAAGAACACGAGGGTGAATTACCTGCGATGTTGCAAAATAACCCTCACGTTGTTAAGAAGATATATCCTGATGCCAACGAAAGAACTAGACGTTCTGACTTGGAAAATTTGAAACTTGAACCTGGATATAATGCTAAAATGTTGTCTCATTCTCTGAGAGTTGCAAATCTGCCGATGATTGATTATACGAATGTACAGCAGCTTAGCAATAGAGCACAGCAATATTTTGAAATCTGTGTTGAGGATGATATGAAACCTGATGTTGTTGGATTGGCTTTGTCGTTTGGTGTTGATAAACAAACTGTGCGTGACTGGATGCGTGAGGAATCTGACCGTGCCTTTTTTCTAAAAAGAGTACACGCTTTAATCGAACATCAGATGGTCGGAAATATGCAAAATGGCAAGCTAAATCCAGTAGTCGGTATCTTCCTCAGCAAGAACCATTTCGGCTATAAAGACAACCAGGACATCAACCTTACACCGGTCAATCCTTTTGGTCAACATCAATCTCGAGAGGAAATCGAACGACGTTATCTCGACAGTATAGTGGTTGATGAAAACAGCGAAGAATAAATTTTGAAAACGTAAATTTTGAAAATCTATATTTTGAAAATGGCGAATTTTGAAAACGTGGATTTTGAAAATGCCTATTGCAAGAGCCGTCCGTGGTACTAGCTGCGGGCGGTTCTTCCTTTCGCCATGGACAAACCAGGGTAAACAATAACCCGCTAGAATAGGCGGTAAATAGTCCATTTTAGCGGGTTCAATTATTTCGGGGTAAACTATCATTAAATAAAACCGTGGCGGTAATTTGGGGCAAAATAAAAAGCCCTGGCGGTTAACCAGGGCTAGTTTTTACAATTTCATCCCTGCAGCCGCTGCCAGGATGAGAAACGGAAAGAACAAAATATATAACACTTGTTACACCTCCAATCTAACAATGACGTATGAACCGATGGCGGTTAACAATGTGACAAATAATACAAGGATTACAATGTCGGGTAGTGTTTTAATAATAGCGGTTAACGCTCCGGCGGTTAACATTGGTACAAATAAGGCAGTTAATATAATTAACAATTTAATCATCATTGGACACCTCCAATTTTACACCCGTGGAAACATAATCCCAGGCAGTACCCCAATGAGTTACACCCCAAATATACATATCAAGCATATCTATATAATATACCGGGTCATTGGTGAACTCTTGGAGGATTTCAGCACCGTTTCCGCTTATTATATAATATTGGAATATTTCATCGGGTTCTTGCATTTCTTCAAGTTCGTTTATTTTGTCTTGTAATGCGTCAATATAATCGGTGTATTGGTCGTCGTCATTATCAAGCATCAATTCGTCGATTTTATCCCGCAGTTCTTCTATTTCGTCACTATAGTCTATAATACCGTTTATTTGTTCAGGTTCTATATATTCGCCGTTTACAGTACTGTAAAACAATTTTGTAATATCGTTTACTAGAACCGCATCGAAAGCCTTGGATAATGTACCGTAATCCAAGTAGCCATTAACTAAACCGTCATTGCTGATTCTGTGACCATAAAAGTATTTACTATTCCAAGTTGTAGTTTTAACCATCGTTATACCTCTTTACTTTCTGCCGAGGTTATGCGATAATAGAATCGCAGCCGCTCGGCTGTGTATTTGTTGGGGTCACTCGTCTACTTTTCTAGGGCAGCGGGTGACCTTTTTTATTTACACTTATATTATATACTGATTAAACGTAAATGTCAATAATTAAATCAAGATTAAACGTAAATTTATAGTATTTTATAGTATTTTCGAGCGTGTCGCAGCCTCACCTGTCCAGGCTTGGCGAGTGTATACCCCTGGGGGGAATGGTACAAACAACGAGGGGGCGGGGTGGGTGCCTCGACCACTCGCGAAAAATAAAAAGCCCAATATTTACGTTTACTCATTGACAGTAAATGTACATTGTGTTATAATACTTACAAACGAGGAGGTATTCGTTATGAAAAGAGCAGTAGCATATTGCCGTGTATCTACAGATGCACAAGCAGGTGACGATAGATTTGGTATAGAGTCCCAAATGACACAAATCAAGGAATATTGTGTAAGCAATGATATAGAAATCTGTAACTGGTATATTGACGAGGGAATAAGTGGTGCTGAGAGAAAACGTCCCGCATTCGATAAAATCCTTAGCGGTGAGGTAACCAATCCTCCGGTACAGTACATTGTGGTAGCGAAAGCTGACAGAATCTCCAGGGATGTTAACTTATACTATGTTTACAAGAATATGTTGTCTGAACTGGGTTTGGAAATAATCAGTGTAGTTGAAGACTGGTCGGCTCAGGACAGATTGACAGCTATGATATTGGAAAACTTTCTTGCAGTTGCTGCAGCAGTTGAGAGAGAAAATATCAGAATAAGAACATCGGGTGGCAGAAAACAGAAAGCTAAACGAGGTGGTTATTCAGGTGGTCGTGCCCCAATGGGATATAAAGTTCTCCAGGGGCAGCTTGTGATTGAACCTGCTGAGGCTGAAATTGTAAAGTTCATATTTGCCGAGAAAGCTAAAGGTAATTCTATGTTGGGCACTATGAAACTGCTCAACGAACAAGGTTATAAGACCCGCAATGGTAAAGAATTTGTTATTTCGACTGTGCAGAGTATTTGGAATAATGAACGTACCTATCGTGGTGAATATCGCTACGGCGAGGGTGGCGAATGGGTACAAGGATTGCACGAACCTATTTTGAAAGATTGTTGAAAGTAAACGTCATATTTTATAAAATAGTTTTAGGAGGTAGCGTTATGGGTAAACGATACATCGGTGTGTACAATGTCGAACCTATAATCTCTATGAAAATCACCTTTTGGCTGATAGCACTAACTATTGTAGCGGTGTTCTCCATTTTCCTCGCTCCGTTTCTTGCGTTTTGGGCGATATGCCTTATTTTGGGTATACTGATACTGAGATTGTGTATCAAATCATCCCTAAGACGACATTCTGCAGCTTTGAAAGAAATGGACGATATGTCTGATGAAGAGTTCTCCACAAAGGTGAGGGACTATGTTTCAGACCAACTCATCAAAGGTTATGGTAAGAGGTCGGCATATAGCAGATTTCCTAAAAGTATCGACCTGGTGATGTACCATACAGACAAATCTAAGATTACTGCCGAGGACATCGAACGTGATTTCAGGTATGCCAAAGAAGAAAAGGCTATAGTGACAAACGCTGTAATGTCTATAGGTGCTAGGTCGTATGCTGTGGACAGAAACTATCAGATAATTGACCGTCCGGTATTAGCCGATATGATTTCAAAACAAAAATAAATGGTTCTCGCGATAGGGCGGGAATGAACAGCTAACAAGGGCTACTCGAGAGAGTGGCTCTTATTTTTTTAGGAGGATTTATGAAAAAGCTATTTTCAAAAATTTTTGCGAAAATAAAAAAAGACCCTATGGACATAAGGGCGTACAAGGATGCTTTCGATTTGTGTGTGCTAAGTGAGGAGAAAGATTTCGCATTGTCTCATTCATCCAATGAAAAGCTGAGAAAGCTGATTAGTAAAGCGATGTCCAAAGGACAGTGTGTTACCGAAATGTTCGAGTTGTACAAAAAGTCTCTGTTGTTCGATGCTCAGTGTTCATTCGATGCGTTTTTGCTGTACCTGGAAATAGACAGAAAACCCGAAGAACGTTTTTATCAGCCTAGACGCAAGGTTCTCAAACAAGTAGTGGACGCTTTGCAGGCGTTAATGGATGATGAATTGGACGAACTGTTTATATCGATGCCACCTCGTGTGGGTAAGACTACAATACTTATGCTCTTTTGTTGTTGGATAATTGGTCGAAACAGTGAACTTTCCAATCTTTATTCCGCGTACTCAGATACAATCACCTCAGCGTTTTACAGCGGTGTCCTCGAAATAATTACCGACCCCGTAACCTATAAGTGGGCTGAGATTTTTCCTAATAGTAAAATCGTAGGTAAAAACGCTAATGATGAGACTCTTAACATCGACCGAAAGAAACGATACCCCTCTCTCACCTGCCGTTCCTTATATGGTACGTTGAACGGTGCTTGTGATTGTAATGGTGTAGAAATATCTGACGACCTTATCGGTGGTATTGAAGAGGCTCTCAATAAAGACCGACTCATCGCTGCCTGGAGTAAGGTTGATAACAACCTCTTACCTCGTGCGAAAGAGAATGCGAAGATACTATGGTGTGGTACACGTTGGTCTATCATTGACCCTGCGGGTAACCGATTGACTTTGTTGGAGACTGACGATAGATTCAAGGGTCACCGATATAAGGTTATCAATATCCCTGCTCTTAATGAGAATGACGAAAGTAATTTCGATTACGATTATGGCGTAGGGTTTAGTACGGAATATTATCAGCGTAGACGTGCGTCGTTTGAATATAACAACGATATGGCATCTTGGTTGGCACAGTATATGGGAGAACCTATCGAACGTGAGGGTGCTGTATTTACACCAGGCGAACTCAGATATTACAATGGAGTTCTTCCCGACGCACCTCCCGACAGAATATTTATGGCAATCGACCCCGCGTTCGGTGGCGGTGACTTTGTAGCAGGTCCGGTATGTTTTCAGTACGGTATGGATATTTTTGTACACGATGCTGTTTTCAACTCGGGAGATAAGAAAATCACTCAGCCGTTGGTTGCAAGCATTGCACATAAGTACAATGTAGCAGCTTTACAGATTGAGGCTAACAAGTCCACAGAGTCGTATGCCGAGGGTATCGAACAAGAATTGGAAAAATTGGGTACAAGATTGAACCTTACGACAAAACCTGCTCCGTCCAATGTCTCTAAGATACAGAGAATTTTCGATAAAGCACCTGACATCAGAGAGTTTATGATATTCAGAGAATCGGGTAAACGCAGCAAGGAATATGCTAAATTTATGGAGAATGTATTCTCTTTCAAAATCCAGGGTAAGACGAAACACGACGACGCTCCCGACAGTTTGGCTATGGCTG